CACAAAAACAAACCGAGATCAGAGGTTACGCTAATAATGATTTTGCTCGTTTGTTGAAAGCATGTGGCATGGATACACCGCCAAAAAGTGCTGTTGCTTTACAAGGTAAAGAAGTAATCTGCAAGTTGGTAGTAAAAGAAGCGGAAGAAGGGTCGGATTATGGGCCAAGTAATGAGGTACAATCTTTCATTAAAGCTGAAACGATGACACCTCCGAAAGCATCTAGTTTGCCACCAAGCATGTCAGAGGACAAAGAAGAGAAGGAAGATGATAAAGGGGCAAAACCACCTTCATTATAAATCCACACGGCTCGCTAGGTGCAGTTGTGTAGCGAAACGCACTTTTTTTTTTAATTATGAATTTAGAAAGGAAATAGAATGAAAAATAAATTCGGATTTAGTTGGGCTGCATTTGGTTTGCATCCCCCAAAAATTGATGGATTTGATACTATGTGGGCGCGAAAAGAACACGTAGGAAAAAAACTTGGTTGGGAAGTTGCAAATGATTACAAAATACCTAAAGGATGTGAACATCTGGTGTTGATGAAGAGAAAAAATTGAAACCAAGTTCAGCAAAAGCAAAAGGAAGACTGCTACAACAGAAGTTTAGAAATATGTTAGTAGATATTCTTGGACTTGACGAAGATGATCTTGAAAGTCGCCCGATGGGGAGTGCTGGTGAAGACATCATAATGGGCAAGCAATCCAGAGACAATTTTCCATATTCGATCGAATGTAAAAATCAAGAGAAACTTAATATATGGTCTGCTTACGACCAAGCATCAAAAAACTGTAAAGGGTATGAGCCTTTAGTTGTCCTCAAAAGGAATCGAAGCAAAGTATTGGTTTTATTAGATGCAGAACATTTCGTAAAACTGCATAAATATTAATAAATATTTTCGTCAATCAATCTTTGTAAGTACCACCAAGCTTTGCGAAGGTCTTCGATACCATCGTCATGTTTCTTCTCGTATCTCCACAAGTATTTAATACAACACGCTTTTAGATGCGCCTTGAATTGATCGTGCGTCATACTGGCTTTGATGGCATCAATACATTGTATCTCGCCTTCGCTTTTGTAGTGGTCAGGGTTTATGTTGTCTTTAATTTTATTAGGTGGTCTCATTTTCTAAATCCAGTGTCACGATATTCGGACTGTTATATATAGTAGGTTTATTACCTTTCATACATCTTTTGATGTTCTCCAGGTGCGTGTTCATTGTTTCCCAAGCAACATCCATTTGCTTATCTGTAATTATGAATACTTTACTTGCGTATGGTGATTTCTTTTCTTGAGCAACAAATACAAACTCTTTAACACTATAGCCTGCAGCTTCCATACCGCGTCTATACCAAGCAGCTTGCTCTGCATAGCCATACTTCAATACAGATTCTTTGAAATACTCAGGAGAGCAACTGTAAGTGGTTTTGTAATCCACAACTACAATTTCATGCGGTTTATGTAGTTCTTTCGGTTGGCAAATTACATCTGGACGGCATTTGCAAAGAACTTTATCTTCGTACCAGTAAAATGATGCTTCGGCAATTTTGCCCTCACCATTCAAATACATATCACCCTCTGGAATCATGTGGTCACGCATCGCCATAATATCTTTGTATTCGTTTTCTTTGATACAGCACATACCTCGATCCAGTATGTCTTGTTTGAGTTCCTTGTTTACTTTGGTGTATGGAGATCCAACAATTACCCCAACGTCCCTGGTGAACGCATCTTCACCTTCAACAAGCAAAGAGTGGGCTGCTGTCCCAAAATTCATTGCAGATGTCGTTTCTTGTTCTAATTCAAGAGCGTGTAACTGACTTTCGCCGAATTTACGCACGTAAGATGAACTGATACCTACATCTGAGTGGTAATCCTCATTTGATATACCAGTATAAATAAAAGCATCACCGCGCTTCTCACATTCGTATTGATCTAATGGGTGTTTCATTTGGTTCTCCTAAAATGGAAGACTATCAAGATCGTCATCAAATTCGTCTTCATCAAAATGTACTTTCTTCTTATCGTTTTTGTCTGGTGGTGGAAACATATTTAGTTTCTTTTCAAACTCAAAATAATCTGCGTCATACTCTGAATAATCCAGTAAAGCTGTTTGAATTAAATCTTCATTGAAATAAGGTTCAGGCCAGAATCCAAACCTGTTATATATGGTTTGCATGTTTTCTTGAAATGACTTTTTATTGTCATACATGGGTTTACCGATAGATATCCAGTATTTTCTTATTTCTCTCAAACCTTCTTTGTCGCCCTGGTAAATTATATCGTACTCAGTTTTTTCGTATGGCAAGTATATGTAACCGCCTTTAGTCCGATTGAATATGTAGCACTTGATGGGTTTACCTATCGTCATTTATCAATCTCCTTTCTGATTCTTTATAGACATCTTCAAAAACGGTAGGGTATCTTTCTCTTAATACAGTCAAAGCGTATGCCATTCTGTTCATTGATTCGAGGTCGCTGCAAAACAATTCCGTTGATTCCAAGTCAACAGGATCAAAGGGTACAGGCATTTTGATTTTTTTTGGCTTTACCGTAATCTTTTTTGGAACTGCAATATCTTCAATAGTTTTGTTTAGTTCTGACATTTTATTCTCCAATAAATTGTATATGTCAGAACATTGTACTTTATTACATATTTATAAGCAACATTTTGAATAACTATATGAAGTAACAATATGTTGAAATAAATATTTACATATGTTTATAATAAAGTATTGGGTAAGACAGGAACTACATACCATAAAAACACACATACCCCCTGTCTTACCCTTCTTTAAATCAATATGGAGAAAAAAGTGGTTACAATAAAATTAGATTTAGATGATATAGGTTATTTATATAATACTTCTACTAGAAGTTTTTATTACGATCAAGCAGACAGATTCGAGTGTCAAGAAGAAATAAAAAATCCTTTTGATAAAGACGATGGAAATTACATGTATTGGATGGAAAGTCCAACAAGTGCATTGTTGTTCCAAAAAGTTTTGAAAGGATATGGACACATAACATTTTTATTGGCTGACTTGGCTGACGAAAATGTTGGATATGTTGTAATGACTAATTACTCAGGTAATTGGGAGGAGATATGCCAAGATTAAATAACTTCCAAATCTTCGTTCGTAGAATGTATTATGAAAATTGCAGAGAGCGCAGAGATAACGGACAGAAACCTTACTTTGATTGGGAAGAATACTTGAGTAAAAACGAAGAATTTTTAAAACAAAAATACCAGGAGAAAAAAGATGATGTGTCCTAAGTGTGATGATGGCTATATTGTTACGCAAGAAGCCGAGCCAGATGTAGGAATACCGAAGGTGCATTACTGCGAAGAGTGTGATGAAGTATATGATGAATATGAAATTGAAGAGATGAGGCATGATCTATGAGCAAAATTATAGTAAAAAGCCCCAAGATTTATCAATACACTCTTTTAAACATAGTTAAAGATATAGTCAATAAAGAGCCGTTAGACGAAATGCAGAAAGACAGTCTTATATCTAAGATTGAACTATTACAACAAAATGAACCGATTATCGAATTGGAGGGATAATATGGCCAGATTTACAGATAACACGATATATAACGAAATGATTATGTCAATCATTGGTATATTCGCCAAACTTGATCTTGAAACACAAATAACTACTGTCAAAACATTGGTACAAACCATCGAAAGACAGCACAATATTACTCAGATGGAGCGTGAATCGTTGGAAGATAAAGAACATTTGCTGCAACAGCAACATGAAATGATGCAAGCATTGTCTGATTTAGAAGAGAAATCAGGTTTATATAAGTGAAACCTAAAGTAGTTTTAAGTTTATTTGATGGTATGTCTTGTGGTCAGATTGCTCTGAATCGTTTAGGCATACCTATCAAAACCTATTACGCATCTGAAATAGATCCTTATCCAATCAAAGTTACCCAAGCAAACTATCCACATACAGTACAGTTGGGTGATGTCAGAGATATATCCTTAGAATCATTACCAGAAAAGCCAGATATTATACTGGCTGGCTCTCCTTGTACTGGATTTAGTTTTGCAGGTAAAAGATTGGCTTTTGATGATCCGCAATCGGTATTGTTTTTTGAGTTTGTACGTTTACTGAAAGAGATCAAACCTAAATGGTTTCTTTTAGAGAATGTCAAAATGAAAAAAGAGTATCTAAATGTGATTACAGAACATGTAGGTGTTGAACCGATTCTATTAAATAGCGCGTTAGTCAGCGCACAAAACAGATGGAGATATTATTGGACTAACATTCCAGGAATTAACGAACCTGAAGATAAAGGTATTGTACTAAAAGATATATTGGAAACAGAAATAGGGCAAGAAAATTCTCCGCAAAAATTACATAAACCCAAGCAAGTAGGAGTGGCTGCTGAGATAAATGGTCACGATATTTTGAAACGAGTGTACTCTCCTGACGGAAAATCGCCTACTTTGAACAGTTGTTCGGGTGGAAACCGAGAACCGAAGGTTGCAATCTATCAGAAACCGCGTGGCACGAACAAAGGTGGTATTCGAGCAAAAGACGGAAAAACCCCTTCACTTACATCAAGTTCTTGGCAAGAGAATAATTTATTGGTTAAGTGTATGACTGAAGTAAGAACACCCGAAGCAAACAAAATAAGAGCCGAACATAAGAAAAGAACAGGAAAAGACTGGTCGCCTAGACACATGAGGCATTTGGTTGAACGAGATGACGATAAAACAAACACTCTGACAGCAAATACCAGTAAGCAACATATAATACAAATACAAAAAGACAGCGAGATGCGTTGGCGTAAACTGACCCCGAGAGAAGCGGAACGCCTGCAAACAGTTGATGACGATTATACTGCACACGTTAGTAATTCGAGACGTTATAGCATGTTAGGCAACGGCTGGACTATAGAGATTATCTGTCACATATTGAAAAACATGGTAACTGTCGAGCAAGGTGGCGAGGTAGAGGATAGAAAAGGACAAATCGGGTTTGAATTTTAAAACTAACAGAACTTTGTATGGCGATTGCCGAGAAACATTAAAAGAATTGCCAGAGGAATCCATTAACACCTGTATCACTTCACCGCCTTATTGGGGTTTGAGGGATTATGGCGAGGGCGAACAGTTAGGTTTAGAAGATACACCAGAAGATTTCGTAGAGAACTTGGTTGGGGTATTCAGAGAAGTAAAACGAGTGTTGCGAGATGATGGAACTGTTTGGCTTAATCTGGGTGATAGTTTTTTACCTAACAAACAATTGGGGTGTATTCCTTTTAAAGTTGCACTAGCTTTACAAGCTGATGGCTGGTATTTAAGACAGGATATTATTTGGAGTAAGCCGAACCCGATGCCAGAGAGTGTGCAAGATCGTTGTACTAAATCACATGAATATATTTTCTTATTAAGTAAAAACCCTAAGTATTATTTTGATAATGAAGCGATCAAAGAGGATATTGCTGAATCTTCTAAATCAAGACTTAATCAAGATATAAAAAATCAAATAGGTAGTGACAGAGTGCCTGGTAAATCTAACGGCAATATGAAAGCTGTTGGTGGAAGCAAAAGAAATAAACGCTCAGTATGGACTGTAACCACCAAACCATTCAAAGGCGCACACTTTGCTGTATTTCCATCTGATTTGATTGAACCCTGTATATTGGCTGGTTGTCCTAAAGATGGCGTGGTACTTGATCCATTTATGGGTAGCGGAACAACAGGAATGGTAGCGCAGCAATTAGGTAGAAAATGGATTGGTTGCGAGTTAAATGCCGAGTATATCAGTATGCAAAAAAATAGAACTGCGCAACAAGTTTTAGAGTTGTAACAAAAAAATGATATACTCCCGATATGGAAGAGAAAACAACGCCTGTTCTGAAGGTAGTATCACTTGAAGATAAACGGCCTAAACCGAATCATATTGAGGGCAAGGAACGCCTGGATATACTCTTTGAAGATTTTGTAAAGCGCGGTGCAAGACCCGAAATGGTCGCAGAAATGATACTGGCCTACGGAATATGTGAAGTATTGAATCATTCGGCACGCCCTGAAATCGGTTTTGAATCTATCAGTAGGCTCTTGAATGACTCATTTAACTTGAATATGGAACAAGAATACACTTACCCACCTAAAACTCGGAGTTTTGTCAGAAACGACGATGACGATGACAAAACTATTTAGTCTGTAGCCCTTTATTCATAGTATTTACGAGTTTTGTCAGTTTTGTCAGGTTCTAGCCCTTCCTATAAAGATCCGTATACAAAATGTAAAATAATCCCTCTCATATGTATAAAAGAAAAGGGTATATAAGATAATATAAGACAAAACCCCCCTT